GGAGAAGCTGAGACCTTTTTGTTTTATTAACCCCACTATAGAAGGATTAACTAATGCCGAAAGATGCCGTAGACCTTGCCACAGATATAGTGACAGTGCATTGCAGGGGCGGGGACGTCCCGATTGAGCTGTATCTCGAAGCTACTAACGCCGGCATCAATATCCCGGCTCTACTAGAAATGGCGGAGGAACTAAATGAGTTATCAGAGCCCGACACGAGTACCGAGTCCTAACAGCCCAGCTATTAGCTCTTCTGCATGGGATGTCATTGAGGCTGTACTACGCCCCAAGGCACCGCATCCGAGCCGTGAGTCGTGGGAGTTGGTAGCAGAGCAGGAACGTCTTCTCATCGCTGACATCCTACGACACAGACTAACCGTCATGGGTGGATAATGAGAGTACAGGAAGCTTGTATCTGGGACGCACTGGCCATAGGTAAACTAGGAACCAGATATGCTGAGGAGGCCTGTGAGTACGCAGGTCTCGACCTAGACCTTGAGTGCGCCATAGCCAACGTAAGCATAGCTATCCACAGTCCAAACAGCTTAGTTGTAGTCCTAATTAGTGACTCCAACGAAATAGTAGGATTCCTATGGGGTGTGTGCGGTAAGAGCTTACCGTGGACTCACGAACTTATCGCCCTAGACCAGATAGTCTACGTTCTTCCTGATTACCGGGGTTCTTTCGGTAGCGTTAAGTTAATCAAGGCTTACGAGGCTTGGGCTCTTGATCAAGGAGCTTCGGAAGTAAGACTCAGCGTTGCATCTGGTATACATGAAGATCGCACGGCTGGGTTTTATAATAAGCTAGGGTATACTCACCTTGGCTCACAACAAAGGAGGACTTTAGATGTCATTCGGTGATACACCAGAAGTACCTGATCCGGCAAAGCGCCCGGAGCGAGGTAAGACAATCCAACCTGAAGACATTACGGTGTCCAACTCAGACCAAGATACAGAAGGAGATTTGAAAGGTCGTAAGGCTCTTCGTCGCCCGGTTGGGGATACCTCATCCGCAACCAACCTCGGTTCTACGAAGACTGGGGTTAATTTTTAAGGAGGTCTTATGAATACAGCTACACCCACGGCTGGGAAGAAGACTCTAGCCTCTAGCTATCAGAACATGAAGGGCACAAGAAGCCCGTACCTGACCAGAGCTGAAGAGTACGCCAGAGCTACTATCCCGCACCTTATGCCTGATAGCGATAACACTGGCGGAGATTCCATGCAGTCAGGGTGGCAGAGTTTTGGTGCTAAGGTAGTAAACCACCTAAGCAACAAGATCATTATGACTTTGTTCCCACCCTCTAGGTCATTCTTTAAGCTCAGCTTTAGCTCTAGTGTTGAAGCAGAGATGCAAGAGGCCGGGTGGGATAGCTCCCGACTAGCTAGTCAACTAGCTGCCATCGAAGCTGATGCCCTTACTTATATGGACAAGACCACCCCGCGTGATCTGGACATTAAGACGGCCAAGCACCTTATCGTCACTGGCAACTACTTGCACTATTTCCCAGACAAAGAAAAGAAAGCTATTGGTATCTCGATGGATCAATACGTTGTAAGCCGAGATGCGCATGGCAAGCTTCTCGAAGTAATCATTGAGCAGAAGAAGGCACTTGGTGCCATGCCGGCTGAGGTCAAGGACGCCATCATGGCCGAGAAGAAGAACTCGCACCTCAAGACCAGCGAAGAGATAAAGCTCTACACAGGAGCTAAGCTGAAGGACGACGGCAAGTACGAGATTTATCAAGAGGCTCTTGGCAATCAAGTAGGTGAGAAGTACAGACTGAAGGAAGATAGACTTCCCTTCACAGTCCTCATGTGGCAACAAGTTGATGGAGAGGATTACGGACGTGGCTTGGTTGAAGATTACGCCGGGGACTTCCATGTGATTCAGATTCTCTCGGAGTCGATTGCTAAGGGTATGATCCTAATGTCTGACATCAAGTACCTAGTCAAACCGGGTAGCTATACAGATGTCGATCACCTTACTTCTAGTCCCACTGGTGAGTTCATCAACGGCAATATTGATGACATAGGTGTCTTGCAACTTGAGAAGTACGCTGACTTTTCCCCTATCATCGAAGTCTTGAATTCTTATGAGCAACGTATTGGTGAGGCTTTCATGGTCTCACGAGCAGCCCGAAGAGAGGCGGAGCGGGTAACGGCATACGAGATCAGGCAGGACGCAGCAGACCTAGAGACATCACTGGGTGGTGTCTATAGTCATTTGTCCAGTATATGGCAGAAGCCACGGGCTCAGATTCTCCTGAAGCTAACCTTGGACAACAGCCCCGCAGCACTAACCTTGGATGACTTCGAGCCAGAGATCATCACAGGCACAGAAGCTCTGGGTCGCATGAACGAGCTAGACAAGATCATGCAATTCACAGAGATGCTACAAATGACCAACGCATGGCCTGAGACAATGCAGAAGCGTGTACGCTGGGATAGCTATAGCGCTAAGGTTGCAGCAGAGATTGGACTTGAGATTGATTGGATCATGTCTGACGAAGAGTTCAGCAAGCTACAACAGCAAGAACAGAAATCAGCTATGCAGCAGAACGCTATGGCAGAAGCCAGCAAGGCTGCACCCGATATTATTAAACAAGCAGCAGGAGGCGGTAATGAGTGAAGATGTCGCAATTGAAGGTACCGAGCCCGAAGAGGAAGTAGTAGCCGAAGAGCCGGTTGTTGATGGCGAAGGCGAGGGTGAAGCTGTAATTACCCCTGAAGAGGACAAGTCCAAAGAGGAAGCGCCGGAAGGCAAAGAAGAGCCTGAAGCAGATAAGGAGGCTGGCAGTGACGATGCACGTTACTTCTATGACGGCCAAGAAGTTGATGTTGTAGTACCCGATGACCTTAATGACACGCTGAAAGAGGCTGGCGTTGATGTCCAAGGTGTTGTAAATGAACTATACGCTGAAGGTGGTGACTTCTCCCTTACGGATGAGACTCGAAAGCCGCTTGATGAGAAGTACGGTAAGCCAGTTGTAGATGCTTTCATCGGCTCCTTGAAGGCTCAGAACGATTCAGCCTTGAAGGGTCAGAAAGAAGCCGCCTCTGCTGCTGAAGCTGCTGACTTAGAAGCCTCCGAATGGAGCGACGAACTCGTTGGAGGAGAGGCAGAGTGGACAGCCATGCAGGACTGGGCTGCTGAGAATCTCGAAGAGAGCCAAGTAGAGTCATTCAACAAAGCCATGCAAAGTGGCGACAAGTGGATGCAAGAGTTAGCTATCAAATCCCTGCACAGTCAGTTCCGTGACTCCGAAGGTGATTCAGGTGCAAGCCTGATTACTGGGGAGGCTTCACGCGAAGGCGCAGGAAGCCCACTAAACTCTCAGGACTACCTCAAAGAGATGACCAGCCCTACATTCAGCGGGCTTAAAGGTGAAGATAAACAGAAGGCACAAGCTGCCTTGGACAACCGCCGACGCGCTGGAATCAAACGGGGTATTTGAAATACCCCACTATAGAAGAATCTAAATAGGAGGGACGTAAATGTCTAGCACCAACGTAGTAACTAACCCGGCGGTCTCCGCATCAGGGGAAGTAGATACATTGCTGATTGAGAAGTTCACCGGCAAGGTACACGAGTCTTACATCAAGCAAGAGAACCTTCTGCGGTTCTTCGATGTTCAGCAAGTAACTGGCACCAACATGGTGTCCGAGAAGTTCATGGGTGATACTGAACTGCAAGTGCTATCTCCGGGTCAAGACCCAGAGGCAACTAGCACCGATCAGGACAAGAACGCGCTGGTAGTCGATACCACCGTTATCTCCCGTAATGCCGTGGCTATGTTCCACGACATTCAGAACGACATCGAAGGCTACAACTCCAAGCTCTCTAACAACCAAGCTAAGCAACTGGCGCGTCTCGAAGATGAGATGGTAGTCCAGCAGCTTATCTACGCAGGGCAATCTAACACTAAAGCTGAACGCACTAATCCTCGTGTCACCGGGCACGGCTTCTCTTACAACATCAGCATCAGCGAAGCTCAGGCTGGAAACCCTGAAGCGCTGCAAGCTGCTATCGAATTAGCAGTAGAGAACATGCTGACTGGTAAAGACGGTGGCGACGGCGTAGACCTCGATGATGTCTATGTACTTGTGCCGTGGGTTGAGTTCAACGTACTGCGAGATGCCGAGCGCATTGTTAACGCAGACTACAACACCTTCCAAGGTGATACCGTTTCTGGCTTCACCCTCAAGAGCTTTAACCTCCCGGTAATCCCGTCCAACCGCTTTCCGAAGCTGGTGAACGGTGAAGTTATTTCTCGCACCAAGACCCTGAGCAATGGCACTAACGGCGCACGATACACAGCTAGCGAAGCGCAGGCCAGCGCACGGGCTGTAATCTTTAAGCCGGAAGCACTGCTTACTGGTAAGACCATCGACATGACTGGCGACATCTTTTGGGATCGTCGTTCTAAGTCTTGGTTCGTTGATACTTATCAAGCAGAGGGCGCAATCCCGTCCGCTTGGGAGGCTGTCTCTGTAGTCGATACAGAAGGCAACACCGAAGACGCGGATGTCAAAGCTCGCGCTTCTCGCAAGATTCTGAAGACTCGAACTGTCACCTGATAGTTCACCAGTGAGACCAGCCTCGCCCTATGGGGCGGGGCTTTTTGCGGAGGTATTATGGAACTACTAAATACGAAACTGGACGCTGTGAACTTCTGCCTCTCTGGTATTGGTCGGGAGCCAGTGGCAGCACTAGATACACCAGACCTCGACGCAGCTATGGCATTGGCAGTATTGCAGCGATCTAATCTTGAGATACAAAACAACGGTGGCCGAGGGTGGTGGTTCAACCAAGAACGAGACTGGAACCTTGAACCTGATGATGAAGGTATTATTTATCTTCCCAATAACACACTTAGCATCATTGAATCAAGAGGTTACTTTTACGACATCGGTAATCGACTGACTGTCCGAGGGACTAAGGTTTACGACACGTCCCGGCACACCTTTGACTTGCACGAGGTGACAGACAAGGGTGGGAATGTGAACTTCACACTCCTCCTGCTCCTCAGCTTCGAGGATTTACCTGTGTCTGCAAGGTCAGCCATAGCTTGGGATGCACGGACTACCTTCAGTGATGACATAATAGGAGAAGAGGTTCAGCATAAGATCAACAGACAGCAGAGTCAGCGTGCCTTTGGGCTCCTTGAAACTGAGAACAGAAGAACAGTAAGGTCTAACTACCTTAGAGACAACGCCCGAGTCAACGCCCAAGTAGGACGTGTTGGCGGATACAATAATTTATACTAGGAGGTTTATATGGCACTGACCACTAGCTCATGGGAACGCCCTATACAAGGTGTCTCCCAACAACCCCCGAAGGTACGGCTTCCGGGTCAATGCACTGAGCAGATAAACGCCGTAAGCTCTATTGTTAGTGGCTTAGTAAAAAGACCGGGAACAAATAAGGTAGCTAAGCTGAGCGATTCATTCCCTGAGAACTCTCTCTTCTACTTCTATAACAGAGGAATCTCTGAGAAGTACATAGTGGTCATTCCGCCTAACTCCTTACCCAGAGTATTCGATATTGAGGGAAACAACCTGCTAGTTGAGGATGAGGTTTCTGATGATAGCTATCTTAAAGTAGACAACCCTGTTGGCACCTTCAGCCTGTCAACCATAAGCGACTTTACTTTCATCGCTAATAACAAATACATACCCAAGGCTAGCTCTGTAAAGACTCGTGGCCGAAGCAGCAAGGCTATAATAAACGTGCAGTTCGCAGACTATGGTAGGAATTACGTCATAACTGTGGATGGCGTTGAGCAGGCTTCGTACGGAACACCCGACGGAAGTTCCTCAGAGCATATATACGACGTGGCTACTTCTTACGTAGCATACAAGTTATCCAACGGACTAGAAGACATGCCGGGATTCAGTGTATACGATCGAGGAAATGTAATCATCTTAGAGAAAGACGATGGTACAGATTTCTCTGTTGTAACCAGAGATGACGCAGACGGACGAGACCTTATAGCTATTCAAGGTTCAGTTAAGAGCGTATCAGACCTTCCGCTCTACGCCCCTAACGATTATGTGGTAAAGGTTGTGGGCAAAGGTGGTTCCACTGATGACGACTATTATCTAAGAGCCGAGGAT